ATCTGATAGCACAGAATCTGAGGACTCCGAAGTACAAGCAGAAGAGAGTGGAGAGCAAGAAATTGTACAACAGGACGAACGAAAAGTGGAATCTAAAGACAGGATTACTACAGATGTTGCAAAAATAGAAAGCAAAGTTAATAAAAATTTAAAAAACGTTGCTAAACAAATTGCAAAAATAGTAAAACAAAATACTAAAAATCTCACAAAAGAAGAATTATTTTTTAAAGATAATAATACATTAAACGCCTATACCAAAACTGATTTTTATAAATCAAAAAATATCTACTCTACAGATTTAGGTTTATTTACAGATCAACTTGATTTAGGCGTTTATAGCGAAGAAATATACCAGACAGCTTCTTTAAATCAATATATTGAAAATGATCAAATAGAAGTACATAAAAAGAAATTATACAACATATCTAGACAAAAAGACCAAATTATGTTAGAATTAGAAATATTGAGGGGCAAATGAAAGTTATCGACAAATTATCAACTTACGCTGCACTCCTGGGAGTCATATCGGCTATCGGAGGAGGATTTTACGCATGGGGGGAGTTTAACAATAGGATTTCAGTTTTAGAAAAAAAACCAGTAGTTAATTTAAGTTCTTTAAAACAAAAAGACAAAGATTTAACGCAACAATTTGATGAAGTTTTATTATACGCTAATGAATACAAAGTAGACTTAATAGACAGAATAGCAAAAGTAGAAGAAAAAATTAAACCTGTAGATTTAACTTTAGTCTTTAAAGAAATAGCAAAAGTTAGAGAATCTATTGCTATGTTGGATATCCCTGTTGCAACAAATTTAAACCCTGTTCTACAATCAATTAAATCATTAGAAAAATTAATAACAGAAGCTGTAAAACAAGTAGCTATTGTTAGTAAAGAAAACGAATTACAAGATATGCAAATACAAGAAATTAAATTACAAAATAAAAACCCCTTAGGCGGTTAATGTTTGAATGTCATTTCTAGTAGCAAACGTACCACCAACAAAAGTCTATGTTAAAAAACAATATTTATATGACCATCAAAAGGGTCATGGAGAATTTGTAGAAGGTGTTTGGGTTAGCTGTAAATCTATCCAAGGTAGAGCGCTCTACTTTGAAACATATTTACCTAGTTATGGGGCTTTATATGATAAGCTTCCTATTAGTGCCTTTGTTACTGAACCTACTGAATTAGATCTTGAATTAGAAGAATTAGAACTATGGGACGCATTTGATTACGGTATAACTGTAATTGAGAAAGCAGCCATATCAGGTTGTAAAGTTAAATACTTAGCACCCTCACGACAATGGTATACTGGAGAATATTTATTTACAATAGACAATTGTCATCCAGATAAAAACATGATAAATACAGGTTATTCAGAAATACCTGAAGAACATAAATCATTTAATATATTATGTTTAGATAATAAACATTTTGCAGCACAACCTAATAATCGGGTGTTATTTTATGATAAATCTTTATCTCCATCTAAACTAGAGAAACCAGACTTTAAAGTATCTTCTATTGAATACAATGTAGAAACTGAGAGTAAATGGACTGCAGGAGATGATGATAAATATTTTTATGACCTACTTGAAAACAAGGACTAAATAGTATATAATAAACAAAAGTAAACGTGCCCCTTTATTTACAGGAGAAAATATGGATGCAAAATTATTACGACAAGCTTTGGAAAAAGTTTTAGAAGAAGCTATTTCAGCAAATCAAACACAACTATTGCAAGGTGTAGAAACTTATGCAGATTATAAATATATGTTAGGTATACAACATACTTTAACAGATATGAAAGACCGTATACGTACGGAACATAATAAATTAATAAGATCATTAGGAGGAGACGATGAATAAATTACCAACACCACAAGGCTATAGGCTACTTGTAAAACCTAGAGAAATAGAAGTTAAAACAGCAGGAGGTATTATTTTAGCTGATTCAACTAGAGAAGCACAGAAATACGCTGTTGTTTGTTCTCAAGTTATATCTTTAGGAGAAGATTGTTACACTGATATGGAAAAATCTAAAACTCAATGGTGTAAAAAAGGAGATTGGATTCTTACAGGAAAATACGTAGGTCTTAAATTTACGTACGAAGGTGAAGAATACTCTATTATAAATGATGATGAAGTAGTTGCAACAATACCAGACCCAACAAAAATTGCACCTAAATAAACAAGACCCCTTGTATTATAACTGTAAAAAGTGTAATATTAGATAAACAGCGATTAACGCGGTTCGCAACCGAGGAGGATTTACATGCAAGATGTAACAAAAGACGAAACTATTGAAGATATCACTGATATTGAAGTAGAACTACCCAATGAAGATGAAGTTGTAGAACAATCTACATCTGAATCTGAAGAGCCAGTTACAGAAGAAACTGCTCCAGAAACCCAAGAATCTGCAGAAACTGAAGAAACTGAAGAAGAAGAAGAAACTTCTCCAGATCTTGAAGCGGATGATGAACAAGAAGAAAAAACTCAAGTTAAAACTTATGGGAAAAGAGCTGAAAAAAGAATAAAACGGCTTATTAAACAAAAGAAAGAACTTGAAGAAGCATTAGCAAAATCTGATGAGGATCGAAAATCTTTGTCAAGAAATAATGATGATCTTGTAAGTCGTAATAAAGATTCCGAAGTCCAAGCTCTAGAAAGTTATGTTGACAAATTAGAAGCGCAAGAATCCCAAGCATTATCTGCTCTTAGAGTAGCTAAAGAAGCTGGTGATATTGAAGCAGAAATTAAAGCAACAGATATTTTAGCACAATCAAAAGCTGAAACATTAGTTGCAAAACAATATAAAGCAAGAGCAGAGACGCAGGCAAAATCTAGACAAGTTTCTACATCAGATACTAAAGCACAACCAGCTGCAGTTGAACCAACAACAGCACCCGATAGAAGGGCACTAAGTTGGCAAAAACGAAATCAATGGTTTGGTGGTGGTACTAGAACTGATAAAGTGATGACACAAGCTGCTATGATGATTCATAATGAATTACTAGAAGAAGGTGTATCAGCTAAAGTAGATGCAGCAGAATACTATAGTGAATTGGATGCAAGAGTGCGTGAAGAATTTCCAGAGAAATTTAAAAACACAAATGCAAAAAAATCTACTACAGTTATTGGGGGTACGCGTGTAGCTCCAGGAAAACAAAAAGTTACATTAACCAGATCCGAAGTGGATATGGCTGATAGACTAGGAGTTGACTATAAAGAATATGCGCGACAAAAACTACGCAACTTAAATGCGATATAAAGGAGTACTGATATGACACAGGCTACTAAAACTACCCGAAAAACACGAGCATCGGGAACTCGTAAAAAAACATGGTCTATCGCGGGCAAGCTAGATACACCAAAAGCTCCAGACGGAGTCCAATATAGATGGATACGTCACGAACTTCTTGGTGATAATCAAAATGCTAACGTTCACGGAAGGTCACGTCAAGGTTATGAAATTGTCACTCCTGAGGAATTAGGGGATGATCATAGCTATGACGTTTTAGATACTGGCAAACATGCGGGAACTGTTCGTTCTGGTGATTTGATCTTGATGAAAATTGATCAAGATGTCGCAAGTCAAAGAAAAGAATATTTCCAGTCTTTAACAGATAGACAGGCTAAATCTGCTAAACGAGATTTTACATCTCAAGACAGCGCAATGGCTCCAGTTAGCCAAGACGGATCTTCATCAACTGTATCAGTTGGTGGTCAAAGGTCAAAAGCAAACTTCGAGGACTGAAATTAATTGGTTCTTGATTAACCTTGGAAGGAAATTAACATGGCATATGGTCTAGAACCTATAAAGCATGCTGGTGGCGGTTTAAACCGTACCAACAATTTTTCTGATGGAAATGGTTATCGTATTGCTGCAACTGCTCCTAGTGCGTTTTTTGAAGGAGACTTAGTAACTTATGCTGCTGGTCTACTTGTTACGGATATAGGTGCGGCTTCTCCAGGCGCTGTAGTAGGCGTTTTTTATGGTGCAGAATACCAAGATAACTCTTCAGGCGAATTTAAATACGCAAGATCAATCTCTAATGGCTTAGTCGCTAAAGACAAATATAAAGCATTTGTTTATGATGATCCCGCTACTCTCTTCAGAATCGAAGCAGATCAAGTTGGAACAGCAGTTGACGGCACAGCAGTTGGTGAATTGGTACAAGTTGTTGCATCTCCAACTGGAAGTTCAATAACACATAAATCAGGTCTAGTTGCTGACTCAAGCACTAGAACTACAACTAATACTTTTCCATTGCAAGTCCTTGGTAGCGCAGAATCTGACGGTTCTTACTCTGCTGTTGGAACTACAATGAGTGTATTAGTTAGAATCAACTCACATCAGCATGGCAACGGTGCCACTGGCGTGACTGGTATATAATAGAAAGGATAATATAATATGGCTATTTCAAGAGCACAGATCCTGAAGGAATTAACACCAGGTCTTCACGCGATATTCGGTAGCGAGTATGGTAGATATGAAGACGAACACGCGGTGTTGTTTGATTCAGAAACATCAAAAAGAGCATTCGAGGAAGAAGTTCTTTTCCCTGGATTTGAGGAAGCTCAAATCAAAGGTGAAGGCGCATCTATTTCTTATGCAGAAGCAGGCGAAGGCTTTGTCGCAAGATACAGCCACAACACAATTGCACTTGCATTCTCAATTACTGAGGAAGCGATGGAAGATAATCTTTATGACAAACTGTCTACAAGATTAACTAAATCATTAGCAAGAGCAATGGCTTCAACTAAACAGACTACAGCATCAAACGTATATAATAATGCGTTTTCTAGTTCTTTTGTAGGCGGAGACGGAGTATCTTTATTGAACGCTTCTCATCCAACTGCATCTGGAACTGTACAAAGTAATGTCTTGTCATCTAACTCTGATTTATCTGAGACTTCTTTAGAGCAATCACTAATTGATATTAGTGGCTTTAAAGATGATAAAGGTGTACCAGCAGCTATTCAAGCTAAAACTTTGCACATTCCTAAGGAATTAGTTTTCACTGCAGAGCGTCTACTGACTTCTCCATACAGAACAGGTACAGCAGATAATGATATCAACGCTATTAAAGGATCAGGAATGATTCCTGGAGGTTACTTTGTTAACCACAGGTTCACTGATACTGATGCGTTCTTCATTAGAACTGATGCCCCTGACGGTATGAAGTATTTCACTAGAACTCCGATTTCAACTTCTATGGAAGGTGACTTTGAGACTGGTAACGTAAGATATAAAGCAAGAGAAAGATATAGCTTCGGCCATTCTGACTGGCGCGGTCTTTTCGGAACTCCAGGCGAGTAATTAAATTAGTGGAGGGGCACTTAGTTGCCCCCCACAACCCTAGGATTAACCAATTGTACCGACTGCCCTAGCAGACAATCGTAGAAGAGACGGTATGATTATACTACGAAGGATTAAAAATGGCTAACACCACATTTAACGGAGCGGTTCGATCAGAGAACGGTTTCAAAAAAGTTACAAAAAGTTCCACAGGAGCTTTTACTGACAACTCAACTTATTCAACAAATGCATCAGTAGGCGGACCACTGGCAGTTACAGGTGCAACAACATTAACTGGAGCTTTAACAAGAACAAGTCCAGAAACAATTTTCAGATATAACTACATTTCATGCGCAGCACCTATTGTTACAAGTTTAGGTAACTCAGGTGATGGTGTAATGGCAACAGAAGATAAATTTGGAATGATGATGTTTGGGCCAAATAATGAAATGTACCCAGCAACAGCAATTTCTATTGGTGCTTATACAGCAGCAGGTAAAACTCCACAATTAGATGGAACAGTTCCAGCAACTGATACAGCTACAACTCAAGCAGGATTTGATATCCAGATGGATACTGAATCAGCAGCTGCAACAGGACTAGAAGTAGTCTTAGCAGGTGGCCCAATGGGTGGAAACAATAACGGGTTTACAATTGGTACACATTCAGGCTCTATTGATGCAACATTCAATACACCTGACTGGACTGATTATGATGCTTGTGGTATAGGATTTAGAAAAGTTGAAGACTTTAATGATGGTCACGTACCAATTCTTGATGGAGCTGCGGCTGGTGATGGAATTTATACAGACTTTGCTGCATTTGGAGCAATGGGTGATACAAACATTGAAATCATGACTGACTTAAATAACTCAGGAACATCTACGTCAACAGACTGTGGTGCTTCTGTACCAGTTGATGGTCAAAACTTAAGATTAAAAATACTTATATCATCAGCAGGTGTAGTAACTTATCAATTTGTTGTGTATGCTGTGGCAGGAGCAGGTACTTTAGCTGCACCAGCAACAACAGCAGCATTTACTTTTGATGATGGTGACGAAGT